TAGGTGCAGGAGCTGGAACAGGTATTACTTCTAATGGTACTGGAAATACTGCGGTCGGTTATCAAGCATTAAATACTAATACCACTGGAAAATACAATATTGCAGTAGGTTATAATTCAGCCATTAGCTCAACTGGTAATTATAATATTGTTATTGGACATGAAGCAGCTAGTGGACTTGTTAATAATGGTACTATTGCCATTGGTTCTGGTAGCGCAATAAATGTTTCGGGTAGTGAAATACTTACTATTGGTAATGGCAATTTAATTTCAGGTTTTGGTGGTAGTAATGTTATTGCTATTGGTAATAATATTCTTGTAACCGGTCAGTTTTCTTCAGGAACCCAGCTTACCGGCGTAATTGCTATTGGTAATAATATAAATTTTCATAACGCACTTAGTAGAAACCTTATTGCTATAGGTGAAGGCGCTTTAGAAAATAGTTCTCCATATCATGCAGTTGCAATTGGTTCCGGTGCTGGTAATCGTATTTCTGGAACTGCTTCTCAAATTGCTTTTACTACTTTAGTTGGAGATGAAGCAGGTAAACATGCAAATGGTGATACATATGGTACAACATTTATTGGTGCTGCTGCAGGTTTTCAATCAGCAGTAACATCTTCTTATCCATTTAATACTGCAATAGGTAACAATGCTTTTAACAACGGTTCTGGCGATAGAAATACTGCAATAGGTGCTTATGCTATAAATAAGGGCTCTGGTGATAGAAATAATGCAATAGGCAATTATGCTTTTCTGTCAGGTCTAGGTTCTGATAATGATGTTTTAGGTTATGGTGCTGGTCAAGCTATTAATGGAGACTATAATGTTGCAATTGGTCATCGAGCAGGTAGAGACTTAAGTGGAGATTATAATATTGCAATTGGATATTTAGCATTAAGTGGAACAACAAGTACTGGTAATATTGCAATTGGTTATGAAGCACTAAGATCTGATAACACTGGAAGTGGTAATACTGCAGTAGGTTATCAAGCATTAACAGCTAATACTTATGGCTTCTTTAATACTGCTATTGGTTATCAAGTACTAGATGCTAATATTTCCGGGTATTACAATACTGCAGTAGGTTATCACGCATTAACTGCTAATACTACTGGCTCAGCTAATACTGCTGTTGGTTATGAAGCATTAAAAACTAATACTGTTGGTGTTATAAACACTGCAGTAGGTTATGCTGCACTGAAAAATAATACTACTGGCAACTATAATTCTGCATTTGGTAATGATGCATTAGGTGATAACATTGGTGGATCCAAACTTGTTGCGATAGGTAATAGTGCGTTAAGCAGAAATACATATGGCGAATTTAATACTGCAATAGGCTATGACTCACTTTATTACAATACTACTGGCAGCCGTAATACTGCGTTAGGTTATCAAGCTGCATATAACAATACAACTGGATTTCAAAATACTGCAGTAGGTTATCAAGCTGCATATAGCAATACAGTTGGAGTATATAACACTGCAGTAGGTTACAAAGCACTGTCTGGTAATACTAATGGTGTAGGTAACACTGCAGTAGGTTATACTGCTTTAAGAGATACTATAACTGGACGAGATAACACTGCAATAGGCTACGGAGCACTGTCTGGTAGTACCAGTGGAAATTCTAATGTTGCAGTTGGTTCGGAAGCATTAAGCAGAAATACTAGTGGCGACGCTAATACTGCATTAGGTTATCAAGCTTTATATAGCAACACCTATATATCAGGAAATACTGCAATTGGCTATAAAGCTTTATACACTAGTAGTGTTGGAAATTTAAATGTAGCAGTGGGATATGAAGCACTAACAAGTCTTTCAAGTCAAAGTCAAAATGTAGCAGTCGGCTATCAAGCTTTAAGCGCTTGTATTGGGAATTATAATACTGCAGTTGGTTATCACGCACTTTATAACACTACTACTGGTAGAGACAATGCTGCATATGGCTGGGGTGCATTAAAAGACAATACTATTGGCGAAAGAAACTGCGCACTAGGTAGTGAAGCTTTATTAAATCATATTACTGGAAGCTACAACATTGCAATAGGTTTCCAGGCAATGAGAATGACTGAAACAGGAAATCACAATATTTGCATTGGACATAACGCAGGACGGCTTTTAGCGAAAGACGACAATACTATTATTGGATATATTTCAGGCGTAGCAACAGACAGTGGAATCATTAGAATTGGTGCTGGTAGTACTGAAAGAATTTATGTTGATACTGTAGGTGTTGTTAGCGGCAATGCATTTGCACAAACAACTGCAACAATGCCAGCTAATGAAATAAATCCAGCTAATGGTGGTATTCAGTACAAAACAGTAAGTGCAGATACAACATTTACTGAAGCCCTGGTTTCTGGTGAATCTGTCTTAGTCCATTTAACTTCTGGCTCAAGCCATACTTTGACATGGCCCACAATTACCTGGGTTACTTCTGCTGGTAACAGTGCTCCAACATTTACTGATGACGATATACTAGTATTCTGGAAGTTCGGCACCACACTTTACGGTGCATATGGCGGGAGCTTTGCATAATGAGTTTGCTTGCATCTTATTTATTAGCTGAAGCTGGCAGTCAATCATCACCAGAAAATTGGTGGGTTGTTTTAGATAATTCCAATACTAATCACGGTTTTCAGTATATGGTTAAAATAGCAGCTGATTCAAATGGAAATCTTTTAGTAGCTGGATCAACAGATAATAATACAGGTATTGGTAGAGATAATTATTTTATTGCAAAGCTTGATGATACAGGCGCATTGCAATTAGATAGAGAGCTAGGTATAACAAACTATCATGTATTTTTTGATGATATAGCAGTTGATGGCAATGATGATGTTTACTTAACTGGTTATTATCACAGCAATCATACAACAGCATGTGTGAAGTTAGATTCAGGACTTACAACCAATGACCATGTTATTAGTGCTAACCTTTCAAACAAAGATGTAAAATATAGAGCAGTAACAACAGATAGTAGCAACAAAGTTTATCTTGCGGGAAGAGTAGAAGAATTTGCTTTTAACGATGAAGCAGTGGGAATTGCTGCATGCAATGCAGGTACAGGTGTTAAAGATTGGGCAAGAACATATGCAGGAAGCAAAGATAATTTCCAAGCTTTTGGCATCTGTATCCATGATAATTCAGGAACAGATGAAATTTTTGTTACAGCATATGATGACACAAATAATGTAGAACGTGGTTATTTATTGGAATACAACCTATCAGGAACTTTACAACAGCACTTTGAATATCGAGGATTTGCAAGTTCATCTGATAGTACATACAAGCGTGTAAATTTTGGTAATATTGTTTCAGATGGAACATCTTTATATGTTTCTTTTGAAATTGATCAAGATATAGGAATTGCTAAAATTGATCCTAATGGTGGTACTATTTCGTGGCAAAAAAATTATGATACAAATGGACAATCTATTTATGGATATCATACAGCTTGTGCTGTGACTCCCGATGGCAATTATGTTTATGTAGTTGGAAGAGGTCGTAGCGGCAATAGTACTAATGCAGGTCGATCGGGTTGGCTTGCTAAATTTGCAACATCAGATGGAACCCTTCAATGGCAAAGAAATATTTTTATTGATAGAAGTTCATACACTTATGTAAATGCCATACATGCTACAAATGATAATGTATACATTGCAGGTATGAATGAGTCAGGTAATAATGATTATGTATTTGTTGCCAAGCTACCAGGGGATGGATCTGGCACTAATACATTTACAGGAGATGCATTAACTATTACGTATGAAGCAGGTACAGGCTCTGCAAATAGTATGGTTCTAAGCAGATATACGCCGTCGTACGGTACAGCAACATCCTTTGTAAGCTTTGGAACTACACTTACAATGAGTAACGTAGAAGGAGGAATTGAAGTTGATCAAACCAATAGATTTTAATTAAAAATTTAATGTTATTATTTAAACAAGGAGATTAAAGCAATGAATTACGCTTTCATTAATAACGGACAAGTTGAACAATATCCTTTTGGCATCAATGCGCTTAGGAAAAAATTTCCCCAAACAAGCTTTCCTAAGGATATTAGTAAAATTAATCTGTCTGCTTACAATGTAGTCGTTGTCGAAGCAACCGATCCACCTGAATTTGATTCATTAACTCATTTTCTTTCAGAAGGTAATCCAACAAACGTAGAAGGAATCTGGAAGCAAGTTTGGATACTTAATGAATTAACAGAAGAACAAAAACAAGAAGTTTTATTAGCAGCTGAGAAAAACGAAAGAGAAATTAGGAATGATTTACTTAAAGACAGTGATTGGACTCAGTTAGCTGATTCAAGTGTTGATAAAACAGCATGGGCTAATTACAGACAACAGCTAAGAGATATACCAAATCAAAGTGGTTTTCCAAGAAATATTAATTGGCCAACAAAGCCATAATGTTAGTTAAAATAAAGGTTGCAAAAAGATTTATTTATGTCTTTTCAATATGCAAGTGGTGCTACTAAAGCACTTTCAAAGACCATTCCAACCATTAAAGCTAATGGTAAAGTTAAACAATGGGAGTTAACCGTTGTTTATACGTGCAATAACTTAACTCGTGATTTTGACACGATTGTTGATGTTGAGTATCTTGAGAAAGTTCCTACTGGTTTTACTAAAGCAGAGCTTTTTGATATGTGTGATATCGCACACTTAGATCAAATCTTTGACAGCATGTATGAAAGCATTACCAACCTTTCTACGGAACAACGTGATAACAACTTTGATATCAATACTTTAAAAAATAGTTGATATAATATTGATGAGATAAGGAATAGAGATGACAATTAAATTCACTGATGCTGCCAAGTATTATACTGCTGAACAGCATCAGATTGATGCATGGAATTGGCTACAAACTAAAGTATCGCCTGAAATTTTAAATATTTTTGCATCTAAATATAGAGAAACAAAAAATAATACTGATGACAATAGCTGGGATGCAGTCTTTAACTCAGCTGAAAAAGCAGGTGCTATCTATCCAGAATGCGTAGCTGCTCAATGGGCTCTAGAATCTGGATGGGGACAACATGTTTCAGGTCAACACAACTACTTTGGATTAAAAGGCCCTGGTGGATCAGACTGTATAACAAATGAATTTATTGATAATAAATGGATTACTATTAAAGATGGGTTTTTAAATTTTGATTCATTAGACGAATGCGTAAACTACTTGGTAAACAGATGGTATAAAGATTACAAAGGCTATAAAGGAGTTAATAGAGCAAAAAATAGAAATGAATGCGCTGAATTATTAGTGCAAGAAGGCTATGCAACTGATCCAGATTATTCAAAAAAATTAATTCAAATAATGGACAAACAGTTGCAGGTACCTGGCTGCAACTTAGAAAATGTTATAAATGAATTAGTTTTAGACATTCCTTATGAATATCAATTAGACAACAAATCAGGTACTGGCTTTAGAGAATGTTTTTCTTCTACTTGTGCCATGATTGCACGTTATTATGGCGTTATTGATACTGATGATGAGTATAACCACATTAGAAGCAAGCATGGAGATTCAACTGAATATGTTGCACAAGTAAAAACATTACAACAATTAGGATTAAACGCAAAATTTATTACTAATGGAAATCCTGCGGTACTTGAAAATGAAATTAGAAATAAACGACCAGTAGCAGTTGGTTGGTTACACAAAGGTCCTGTTTCTAAACCTCAAGGAGGTGGGCATTGGACCTGTGTGATTGGTTTTGACAAAGATAATTTTATTCATCATGATCCTTATGGCGATGCTGATATGATTAATGGAGGATATATCAATACTGATTATGCTGCTGGAAAAGCTATTTCTTACAGTCGAAAAAATTGGTTAAAAAGATGGGAATGCGATGGCAATGGTACTGGTTGGGCATTACTTGTTAAAAAAAATGAAACCTAAAAAAGATAAACCAATCAAAGTAAATATTTGTTGGGAAGTAGGAAAAGAAAAAAAATGCGTAACCCTTGATAAAGACAAGGCTTACGCTACAAAACAATGGGTTGATGAACAAGGAGGTGTTGTTTTTTGGTTTCAACCTGTTGAAAATTAACGTTGTTTGGCCTTACCAACAACAAGTGCAATAGTTTCTAAAATTTTATAAAATTTTGAAACTAACGCATCATCTTTGGGAGTAGGCGTTAAAGCAGTAATAACACTGGCAGTTGCATGTACTGCTAACAATGCTTCTAAATACTGATTTAAATGTTCCATAAAAATACCATACACTCTTTTATTCTATATGCATTGGTTTATAGTAAAAAAATGTTTTTATATCTTCTTTAATTATCCAGTTGGAATCTTCATTCTTTTGGAACCATTTTTTCCAAATACGAAATTGTTTTTCTTTTTTTGCTGAGTCACACCTAAAAGCCAAAGAATCTCCCGCAGGTATTAAATTAATCCACTCACGTAAAATTTTTACGCCTATTAATTGTAATTTCATAGCTTCTTTACCTGTCAAATTCAATCTCAATTGACGGCTTCTTTTGTTTTTTCTTTCTTGCATCCAATCGTTTACTTGTCTTTTGGATCGGCAAACGGCCATGCTGACTAACCACACACAACCATTCGTCGTCCTCACCCATGGAATTAAGCGCAGCTTGATAAATTGTTTCTGATTTATTTTTATTGATTGAGTTATCTTTTTGCGTTTTATTCTGTAACTCATCACTCACGGTCTAGTCGCATATGGTAACAAGATAGCAGGAAAAGGATGTGTTTGTTGGTGTTCTCTTTCCCAAGCAGTCTTCCATTCAGACAAAGAATGGTTATGTCTATCTAACTCTACATAACCAGGATCAGTATCTGCTTTTATGTAATCACCATTTTCAAAAATAAATTTATCAAAGTTTTCAAGTATTAAATCAAAAGTTGTAGCAGGAAATTCAACAACCATACCTACTTCGTAGTCAAGTTTTTCATTTCTTGTTGATGAAATACATAATAAATAACCACCTGTTTGCAAGGGAAAATAACGATCATCTCCGCCATCAAGTCTTAACCTATCAAAGTTATTATATAAATCAGAACCTGCACTCATTACTTGTCCTTCATAGGGATAATAAACAGTACCATTTTCTATTTCTTGGACACTATCTCGATCAAATATTCCTCGACTTGCAATAGGAACTAAATTTAAATCATAAACAGAAAGGTCGAGATATTTTTTCTTTTGCCCCCCTTTGGCAAGAATAATCCATGCAGGTGATGCAATATCAATACGAAACCAATGATTATAAGAACCTCCGCCATAGCCGTTGGGAACGACTTTATTAACAGGCCCGAGAGTACCAGTGAGTAAACGTATAGATAACTGATTAAAGGGACCAAGAGTTAATGGATTGTTTTGTGTTCTTTGTCTTTGTGCAGTAGATAAACGAGGCATTTATTTTAAATATTTAAATCATTATTTCTATTTTACTATTCTGCAATGTTCTTATGCTCCAAAGGATTAGCTATATTCATTTTCATTCCTTGCATTGACAAATCAATATCTTCTTTATTGTTAGCGTATACCATTAATTTTTGAGCATCAAAATCTAAAACCATTTGATTAATTGTTTTAGGTGGTAATGTACGATTCCAAGAAGAAATTAAATGCAAAGGATTAGCACATCTGGAGTTACCACAGGTTTTTGTTACTCTATATTTACCAATATCTCCCCAGGCACATTGATAAATTGCTTTGTGTAGGTTCATATTTTCACAAAGATCTCTACTGTATTCACTTCTATAGGAAGGCATCTTAACCCTTTCTGGAAGGTAAACACTATCGCTTTTAATTTCCCAGCATTCTTTAAAAGAATTAATTTCAACAAGCCGCCAGAGTTTTTGGTATTTCCATTTATAAGAAGAATGTAAATAATTAATATCAAATCCACAAGTATTGGAAAGAATTTTTTGCACGCAAAAGTAACACCAATGCTTTTCCAGGCTTCTGATGGTGTGTCCATGAGCGCACGGAAAGCCCTGGTAAAACCCCAAAGCCTTTAGTTCTTCTTCAGATTTGGTGGCCATTCCAGGATCATAACGAAAATTAGTCTCATAAGACAAGGATTGAGAGATTCTGTGGAGGTTGGCCATGCAGAGATGCAGACTTTGGGGGTAATTTTTCTTTAGTATAGTCTTCCGTACATTAAAAAGATATTGTACGGGAAATTTTTTAACACAATTAAATATACAAAAGGGACGCATCTTTTCAACAGTACACTATTTTGTTAATGTACGGAACGTCACGGTTAGGATAAAAAGGGCTAAAAGTCTGCAAGTCTGCACTGATGGGCAAAAAAAAAGGGCTGATGGATGCCCATCAACCCTCGCCCCAGTACCCAGCGGATTATAAAAAGATCAGACTCCGAGTGCGACCTTTTCCATTTTCTTTTTAGGTTTAATGATTTTTGGCTTAGCTTTCTCTTCCACTTTCAATACTTCCTGGAAGACCTCATCAAATTGAGACGCGACAGTCTCCCAATCAAATTGAATATCGGTCACGCGATCGAAGCAAGCCTGGCCGACCTGAGCCAACAACTCTCTGTTTTCGTAATAGGTGCCCAGAATTTCAGCCAGATGGTTATCGTCTGGACAAGGCATGATGCGTCCAAGGTTCGTGTCTACGTCCCAATGGAGCGATCGAATTAGCTCTCCCGTACCATCAAAGATCTCTTTGCATGAGGTATGGTCAGGAACGATCTGGGCGACCTTACAGGCTGCATGCTCAAAATTAACAAGGCCCCAACCCTCTCCTTTACAGGTGTTTACCCCTACATCAGCTGTGTTGTAAATCACGTTAAGCAGTTCAAAAGGAACAGCAGGAGCACCCCCCTGGGGAGTAGTCATAATAATTCTGTTGTTGGCATCCAAACCTTGTCTTGCCATTTCTCGTTTAAATAATGGCATGACATCCCAACCCATATCTTTCATCCCCATGTGAAGATAAAGTTTGGTATCAGGACGACCAACAGCAAACTTAGCAAATGCACTAATCGTAATATCAATTCGTTTGCGGAATTGATTACGGTTACCATTGAAGACAATAAAATCATCTTCGTTTAAACCAAGTTTTTTTCTTGCTTCTTTTTTGTCAATAGGAAAGAATTGGTTTTGAGTTAAACCATGGGGGATCACAGTGACAGGCTTTTGGAAGCCTGCATTAATTGTTTCTTGTGCTCCAAATTCGGTATAACAAACAGCAGCGTCCCAGTTATTAATGGTATCTAGCAATCCTGCATACCATTCATAAGAATCCATGGGATAGTAGCCCACGAATTTAAATTTAAGTTGTTCTTTTAAATCTTGAATACGTTTCCATTGTTCATTGATAATCCAGATGTCATTAATAGTACAGATAACATCTGGTTTAATGCGTTCAACAATTTCTCGAATGCGATCTTCACCAAAAGGAGCTTGTTGAAACCTGTTGGATGCCGGATATAAATAATACTCTTGTTGAAGAGGAGTTGTATCACCGTGCCAATTACAACCAAGCACATGAATTTCGTAATTACCAGTTTCCTTTAGTCGTTTAAGAACATTTTCAGAAACCCTGGCAAAACCAGTAGTTGCTACTACATCACCAATCCAAAGAAGTTTAGATTTGGTATCAACCATTTGTTTTAATTAACTTCAAATACTATACTCATTTTTTAAAAAAAATGTGCCATAATGCGATATCAACTATTCCGATAAAAGCCGTATATCAACTATTCCGATAAAAGCCGTATATCAACTATTGCGATAAAATGACCATTAAAGAAGCTCTGAAATCTGAAAAGGACGTTCAATAAATAAACCCATATCTTTTTCTTCATCTGTGGTTGAATTTAATTTTTGTTTAAACATATCTTTGATAGCAACTGGATCAAAATCTTTACCACAAGTATACAAATCAATAGCTGCAAAATTGTATTCAGGCCAAGTATGAATAGAGCAATGAGACTCAGCAAGCAAAGCTAATAAGGTTACACCTTGAGGATCAAATTTTTCCCCAATCAACCTTAAAAGTTTTGCGCCTATTAAATTCAATGCTTCGTACATGATACACTCAAGACGATCATAGTCATTTAAAATTTCAGGGTCACAGCCATGAATATCTAAAATAAGATGCTTGCCGTTTTTCAAAATTCTTCCTCGGGTGCTTCTATATTTTGATTGCTCTTATTAAAAAGAGTTTCTCCATACATACTAATCCACTTTTCTTTATTTAAACCAACTTCAATAATAGAAGGAAAATCTTTGTATTTTTCCCCATTGCTTGCCCTAGGAGCAATGTTATTAACTCTAAAGCCTCTTCCTGTCGGCATTTTATAAACATTTAAATCTAGTTGATGGATACAGATATCTAAAAGCAAAGATTCAAATCTGCTACGGCCAAGTATGTTTGTATTGCTACCACGAGAAAACTCACAATAGCTGGCATACAACCACTTATCAGAATTTTTATAAACGATATCAGTACCACCAGGTGCAAACTTAGCTAAACCAACTGCACTGGAAACACCAGGATCAAAGATTAAACAGTGGCTCATCCAATCCATAATTTGATTGGACTTAAGAATTTGTTCACGATGGTGTTTAGCAAAGAAAGGAACTTTTTTATTTGTTTCCATCAGATATTCGCGCATTTCATCTGCGCTCATATCAAGTAACCAATTAACAAGACCTGGTAACAAAGGAGCAAACTCACCGAACGGACGACCTTTATCATCCATATCAATAAGAGTTTTTTGTTCTGCAGAAGAACCTTTGAATGGTCTATCAAATGGTAAAGTCAAACGACGACGAGCCAAACCAGAAGTTGGGTCAGTAGTTTGGATAGGCTCATTAGCGGTAATAATTACAAGGCCATTAAATTTAAATGGCTTTTGTGAATTACTTTGAAACTTTCTTTCATTACGAATTAAATCTCCACCTGTGATAGCTTTCAGGATAGAAACGGAACCACCATAACGTTCAACATCATTAAACAAAAGAAGTTTTTTCTTATACAAATTAGAAGTTTCAAATCTATTTTTTTCTAAATGTTCAAGACTAGAGATCATTGCATTTTCATCTCCAACTAATGCATGTGCAAGGTTGGAATAAGTAGACTTACCAGACTTACCTGGACCAACGATTTCAACAAATTTTTGAATCTCTGAATGACCCAAGAGAACTGCACGAAGCCAAGCTCTTAAGACTTGAGTGCGACCCCAACTGTTTTCTTGTGTGTTTTTAAGCCATTGAATAATAGGTTCACAATCTACGTTTGGATCGTAGTCATAAGGCAATTGTTGAGTCAAATAAAGATCACGATTAAAATCAAAAAATTCTTTTGTGTCAACATCTAATATGCCATTAGTAAATAAAAGTAAATCTTTATCTTCATACCAATCTTCAAATACCAAACTAATTTTGAGTTGCTCAACAACATCATTGATCATATTCATGCCATAACCATTTGGCAGACTACCTTTCAACAGTTCTAAATTCTGCTTAACACTTCCTTTGATTTCAATATCAGAAAGCTTAGACCACAGTCCTTTTGATTTATATTCGTACATTAAGAATGCATTTTCTTGCTGGCTGTACTGCAAATTACCTTTGTAGATTTGTAATAACAACTCAGTAATTTCATTGGAAGAAGAATTTCTTGGTCGTTGTCTTTTACCTGTACCTTCTTTAGGTTTACTGGTGACCTTAAGATTATTTTCTTCAAGATGAACTTGTTCTAATACTTCAGCCATGTCAGATAATTTAGATAAACGATCAAGATCTTTGTCATCAATGGGCAGAGCTTTATAATCTTGTGGCGGCTTCCAGCCTCCAAATTCTTTTGCGTAATGGAATATTGTTTTTAATGTTCTACCATTACCTTTTTCAAAAGATATCCATTTTTTATAACATTCACCTTCTTTATATTTATCAGATTGTTTTGACCACTCGTCCCATACGTCTAAAAGGCTATCGTCAACACTATGCAAACTTTGGCCAACAGCAATCCAGATGTCATAATCATCAACACCAACAGAGACCACTTCCCACATGGCCTGAATAGCATCTTGTATGTCTTTTTCTAAACCAATTTCACAATTAACAGCAAATGTTGGACCAATATGACGTGTGATTTGTTTAGCGGGAACACCTTGCTTAACATTTTTATTTGTAATAGCTGCGTATAACCATTCGGGAAGATCAGGCAAAGAGTTTATTAATTCAAATCCCATTTCAGAAGCTGTGTAATAACCATCAGTTTCTGGATGTAAACCCATCAACACCCCCTGGTGGCGGGACCAAAGAACTTCTAGTTTTTCTTTGCTTTCGTTTGCGTACCAGACGTATTTATTTCTAGTAAAAACTTTTTGTTGATCTCTAGAAACTTTATATAATTTTCTTTCACGGCCCGGCTTACCACTGCAAATAGTTAAAGTTGGTGGTAATGCTTTGTCGAAATCTTTTTGTTTTGCTAAATCAGTAACTAATGAATAAACACTAGATCCATCAACATCCACCCAAACCAAACCGTAGGGTTTGTTGTAAACAGGGCCTGACATAAGACCAACTGCTTTGCAACGACCTGATAAAAGTTCTACTTCGATTTCATCTTTTGTAAATGGTTTGTTTTGCCAACCTATGATATAAGGATCTTTATGACTACCTAAAGGAGTTAATGGCAAATCAATAGGAATAAAATCGAGTCTAATTTCACCTGGCTTGAGTGCTTGTTGGTTCTGGTTGGTCATGAAATTCCTGGGAAGAAAAGAGTCGAGTAGTAAATTTTTTATTAGTTGCTAATAATTCTAGTGCAACATAGAAAGCGTGAAGATGCATTTCGGAAGGCAATAAAAAAATTGAACCATCAGAAGCTTCTTCGATTCTTTTTAACAAAGCACAAATCCATTCCCCACTAGAAATTTCGATTTCCATGGGGACTATTGCAAACATCTCTTTATCCTATAGCCAGGTGTTTAAAAAATAGCTAGGTATTTGTTTCAGTTTTTTTACAAAAAACATGGGGTACCTGGGGTTTGGGCAATGCCAATCTAAACCTGTTTTATGGGCTGAAAGCTAAAGTTGGCATTTATTCTTGGCATTTTTAAATTAGATCAGGATCATAAACATTACAGTTTTCAATTTGTTTGTAATACTCTTCGACAATCTTGAGCCAGTCTTTATGTAAGATGTCTAAGAATCGTCTTGATAT